GAGGTGTATCAATGGCAGGTAAGGATAGGTTCAACTACTTCAGGGCTAAGACAGCTATAGGAAAGCTGGAGAACATAGCGTTGGCCCAGCTATACGAGCTAGGGCACCATGAGTACGTCATGATCCGGGACGATAGGTCTGCTACATCTATGGGGTGCAAGCTATGCGATACCTGGGGCTGTGTTGAGACAGAAGACAAGAAGAACCCTATCCATGGTACAATCTTTGAGTACCGATGTGGTATGGCACCAAAGCTGGAGGTAACACAGGATGGACTCGACATACTCAGAGCGTTCAGCAATTGACCGGGACGATGGGGATATCAACGGCGAGTGCGTTGTGTGCGGGAAGTACAAGAGTCGCATCGACCGTGGTACAATGAAACCATGCTACATGTGGAAGAGGGAAAAGGAGGAAGACAGTGAAGAAATCAGCAGTGATGCCGAGTAACACACAGGCAGAGAGGTCGTTGCTTGGCTCGATCCTTATCGATCACGATGTACTAAACGACATCGAGCTAGACCCAAGCATGTTCTGGGATAGGCGCAACCTACTGGTGGCTGATGCCATTCGCCAGGTGCACGTCACCAACCAAGCAGTAGACGTTGTCACCGTTAGTGACCAGCTGCTAGCTGCCGGGCATGTCGATGACATTGGTGGCCTCTCATACTTGAGCGATCTTACGCACGAGACACCTACGTCCGTAAATGCGGCCAGCTACTTTGAGATCGTTGAGCGCATGTCGGTACTCCGTGGCCTAGCTAGGGCTGGTGCCATGATAGTAGAGGTAGCACAGTCCAACCAAGACGATGCGCTTGAGGCTATCGACCAGGCAGAGAAGCTTATGTTCCAGGTTGGTAGCCGCAGGCGTGGGGCTAGGTGGTCAGATGCCGGGGACCTTATGCGTATTACCCAGAGCAGGATCAACACCATCGCCACGTCAGGTGTTCGCATCGGTGTGCCAAGCGGCATCAGTCAGATCGACGCAGTCACAGGTGGCTGGCAGAAGTCTGACCTCATCATCCTTGCAGCCCGGCCAAGCGTTGGCAAGACAGCGCTGGCTACTACGATGGCATTCAACGCTGCATCTGTGGGCAGGAAGGTAGCTATATTCTCTATCGAGATGAGCGCTGAGCAGGTAGGTGCCAGGTTGCTATCTTATGCAAGCGGCATCCCGCTCCAGGCCATCCGGCATGGTGGGCTAGAGATGTTCCAGATTGTAGAGCTAGACCAGGCAGCACAGCGCGTGTCTAAGATGGGTATCTATGTCGACGACTCGCCTACTGCAACTGCATCCGTAGTGCGCAGCAAGTGCCGCAAGCTAGCCGCTGACCAGGGTGTGGACCTGATCATCGTTGACTATCTACAGCTCATGTCACCGGACAGGAGCAGCAAGGATAGCAACAGGGTTAATGAGGTGGCTGAGATTAGCCGTGGACTTAAGGCCTTGTCTCGTGAGCTAGATGTACCGGTCATTGCGTTGTCGCAGTTGAGCCGCATGTCTGAGTACCGTGATAGCGGTGAGCCTAGGCTGTCAGACCTACGTGACTCAGGTGCTATCGAGCAGGACGCTGACCTTGTGCTCATGCTGTGGCGCAAGACAGAGCCAGACTTTCTCGCAGCTTCTGAAGTTGTTAGCTGCAAGATCGCCAAGCACCGCAACGGTGCGACCGGGGTGTGCGACCTCGAGTTTACCAAGGGCACAGCTAGCTTTAGGGGGTAGCATGGCAGTTAAGAAGTTAACAATAGATTGTGACTGCGTTATATCTGTATGCGATCATGCATACGAAAAGGTAAGCGACTTGCTTCAGTCCGGGTACGATGATGGGTATGATGAGGGGTGGAACGATGCGTTCGTAGCAATAAAGGAAGGACTGGTAGACCTAGGATTCGACCGTGCATTAAAGCTTCAAACACCGGCGCCTCCTCGACGCCCAGGAAAGTCGCGTCCGCAACGTGTGAAGCCCAGCGAAAGAATGAATTAGCCGTTCGTCAAGTCGGGTATACGGAGAGAGTTGATAAAAGAAATAGCCAGTACTGGGGAAGGATTCCAGTACTGGCTATTGTATTTAGTTGACCTCGCAGTCGTGGCCGAACTCCCACTCCTCTGCATCGGTCTCATTGTATAGATCAAACTCTCTACCACATTCAACGCATGTCTTTACCTTAGGCATGCTAAATCCGACAGCATTCTCTAGGCATGCAATAGCGCAGTCCCTGACTGCTTGCGCATACTCGATCTGCTTAGCCTCTTCACCTGGGTAGTAGTCATAGAATGCAAAGTCTTCCACATCGTGGATACTTACGCCTGATATTTCTTGTACCCTGCGGTCTACATAGACTAGGAACTTATCGAAGTCTATCTTAATCGTCTGAGCTTCTGGTTGATTTGCTGGCATGTTCTGCCTCCCTATGCTTACCGATTACATCAATCACCTCGTTGACCAATGAGTCCAACTCCTTGAAGTCAAAGCCAATGTATCCTCCGCAGCTGTCGATGATATCAACAGATGAGTTCTTGCATGACTCACATACGGTACGCTTAGTTACCTGCCATGCAATTACATTGCCTCGCAACAGATGGTTGTACTCGTTGACCATACGCTCAAGCACTAGCTCCATCATAGCTCTGTCACCATCTACCGGTGAGTCCTGCTCAAGCACTGCAAATCCACACTGCCCGCTATCATACGGGTCATGGAATGGATTAGTGCTGACACTTACATCACCGTGAGCCAGAAGATAGAGAGGTACATAGGACTTGGCTGCTGCCAGCATCTGATGCACCAGTTTTTCCTCATCGTCATCTGCTGAGCTGATAGTTACATCAACCGGTATGTACTTGCTAGAGCCTGATGTAGCGTAGATCTTGAAGCCACGCTCATAGTCTGACGCATCATACAAATCGTCATGGAATACTCGATACCCATAACCATCTTCGTACTCATGTGCATTGATCTCTCTCCAATCACTCACGATTAGACCTCCATTCTTTCTCGTTGTCATCGTAGATTGACTTAGCAATCTCACGCCAGTCTACCTGGTTTAGGTATGTTGTGACAGCATCTGCGACTGGCCCGTAATGTACCTCGTGCCAGTCATTGCTATCTTGATATACAAATGTATCTGTAAAATAATCTGAGATGAATTGCTCTGCATACGATAGGTATCCAGACTCATCCCATGTCCCTTCGTCAACGAACTGTTCTATCTGCTGCTCTAGCTGGTCGGCTAATGCATCCGCTACACCGTCTACATTGTTAATCCATAGCATAGCATTCCATGTCTCATAGTTAGACCATCCGTTATACTTTTCGCACATGTTAGTCCTCCTCTTGCATTGGGTAGCCACCATTGTCCAGCGCATTGATGATCTTATAAACCTCTTCGGTTGTCAAGCCTCTTAGGTTGTCATCTGAAACTATTGAGCATGTGCCCACAAGAGTATACTTGGGGCCGCTTCTTGTAATCTCTGCTCGTAGATCGCCAGCAGTAAGGTTGTTTTCTGGGTCACTTACAAGCAGCCCCTCTTCATCACATAGCAGCGCAACCTTGACGCCTCCAAGCATGCCAGTAGCAGCAACCTCAACCATTGAACAATCGGTCAAAGAGTACAAGCCAGCAAGACCAGTGCCCCTATCTGTGAGGCTGATCTCTCCGTTCTTTACCTTGAATCCGTACATGTACTACCTCCTATTGGTCGGGGTGCATGGACTCGAACCATGAACCGCTCAGATATAAGCTGAGTGCTCTAACCATTGAGCTACACCCCGCTGCCGGGCATGAGGGGGAGTGGTTCAATGCCCACTCCCCCAGACCGCCCGTTGATTACTTGATGCCGCGCTTGCTGAGTTCGTTGCGATCCTTCAACTTGGCCGTAGCCCTGATGATAATCTCATACTCTGGATTCTCGTACAAGTCCTGGAAATCATTGCGGGTTTCGTTACCACACTTGTCAGTTGCATTCCATGCGCAGTTGTCAAACTTATTGAACTCTGCAAGTTCCCTAGCCTGCTTATGGTAGATTGAGATACCTAC